TTGACCGAATATCATTGGATGACGATATACAGTTGCTCTGCCAAAATCTCCTTTATGTCCAACAGAAACACAATGGAAATCTGCATCAGGCCATCCTGCTTGTAATCCCCTTGTTAATGTTCCACTTGAACCTACAGTCCAAACTTCTTTTGGTTGAATTCCCATTCGTCTTGCAACTACGGCATAGGATGCTACTACTGCGGGGTGGTCTACTCCGATAGGAACAAGAATTCTTCGGTCTGATTCCTCGGCATAATCTCTTGCTCGTTTTTCTGTCACATTCAAATATCCTGGATTTACCCATCTAAAATCTACTCCTTCTGTAAGTGCATGTTTTTGTTGTTTGGTTAAATTGTTTAATGACCTTTCTGCCATAAACACTATAGATTTCTTTCCATATCTTTTCGCAAGAACCGAAAGAGCAATTTGTGCGTGACCTGTGGCAGGGCAACTACCATAAACTAATTCATCAATCTCTGTTAAACTCCTTACTAAATAATCACTTGCCCTGACCTTGGAACTTCCATTAATAAGGTCTTCCCTTACAATTTGAAATCCTTCGTGTTCTTCAATAACAGGTGAAGGTAATGGGTCTGTCCATTCTTTATCAATTATTTCCATATACTTTTCTACTTCAGTCATTGTTTTTGTTGTCCTTTTCATTGTTTTTGTTGTCCTTTTATCTTACTGCATCATATGGAGTATGAACATCTTTAAATGCTTTATAATAATTTTCATCATTCATCATCATATCATCCATCAAAGTTTCAAAATTATAATCAGGCTCCCATCCCAACTTTTCGCGAAGTTTAGATGAATCTCCCTTTAAGTCGTGCAATTCCTCTGGTCTTAAATATTTTTTATCTAGTACAACATAATCTTTATAGTTTAGTTGAAATTTATTAAACACATATTTGCAACAGTCGCGAACGCTATGAGATATGCCTGTCGCACAAACATAATCATCTGGTTCATCTTGTTGTAACATCATCCACATTGCTTTTACATAATCTTTTGCATGACCCCAATCTCTTCTTGCTTCAAGATTTCCCATACGAAGTTCGGTTGATTCTCCTGAGGATATGGCAATTGCTCCCTTTACAATTTTACTTGTAACAAAGTTAGAACCTCTCCTTGGAGATTCGTGGTTGAATAGAATTCCATTGGATATAAACATGTCATAAGAGTGTCTGTAATTTCTTCCTATATTATATGCATATACTTTTGCACATCCATAAGGACTTACAGGAAGCATTGGCGTTGTTTCTCTTTGGAATCCATCATCGTCAATACAATTTCCAAACATTTCTGATGAACTTGCTTGATATAGTTTTGCATTAGGACAAACTATTCGGGCCGCTTCGTACATATTCAATACGCCTATTGCATTTGCATGTGTAGTATAAATTGGAACATCGAAACTAATTCTTACATGAGATTGAGCAGCGAGATTGTATATCTCATCTGGCTGAACCTTTTGTAAAATATGAATTAATGATGATAAATCTTCTAAATCTCCATAGTACAATTTTAATTGTTCATAACAACTATCTAGTCTTGTCGTTTGGTTCTCTGCAACGGAATTTCTTTTGAGAACGCCGTGTACTTCATACCCCTTTTCTAAAAGAAATTCTGCAAGATATGAACCATCTTGCCCGCTAATGCCAGTAATTAATGCTTTTTTCATTTTCTACATTCCTCATAATTTTCAATAAACCACTCAATGGTTTTTTGTAGTCCTTCTTCAATTGGCGTGAATTTAAAATCTGGTAAAAGCATTTTTAATTCACTGTTATCAGATTGCTTTTGTAATTGTCCATCTCTTTTTTGGTTATATGTTATGTTGCCTTCAAATCCCATTCTCCATGCAATTTCGCAGGCCAGCGTAGAAATATTTATTTCTTCATCTGGTGAGATAATTAATGGTTCTCTTGAATCATATCTTTCTAATACTTGTTGAATGATGTAACCTATATCTTTAGAATAAATAAATTCACGATATGCTTTACCTGTTCCCCATATTTCAAAATTTGTATTATCTCTTTTTGCTAAATAACATTTATGTATAAGAGAGGGGATAACATGTCCAGAATCCAAATTAAAATTATCATTTGGTCCATAGATGTTGCAGGGAATTACGGTAACAAAATTTCTCCCATACTGGTCCCTGTATGCTCTACTTTGAACCTCTAGCATTCTTTTTGCATATGCGTATCCATAATTAGATGGGTGTGGTTCTCCTAGATGAATTTGGCCTGGTGTTAAGGGATATTCTGCATTATCAGGAAACACACAAGTACTCATAAAAGAAACAACCTTATCTACTCCCATAAGAAATGCAGATTCTAATAGATTAGTATTTATGTCTATATTTTCTGTATAGAAGTCGGCAAGGCCTTCAGAGTTTGCCTTGATGCCTCCTACTTTTGCCGCGCAATGTATAATAGAATCAATTTTATTTTCTTCTATATAATCGCAAATGCCTGTAAGACTACACATACATAATTCATCTTTTGTTGGTTTAAATTTAGATTCGATTGTCGAGCCTACTAATCCGCTTCCGCCTGTTACTAATGTATTCATATCATTTTATCCTACTAAAGTTATTTTTCTTTTCAAACACTATATGATTATTGAACTTATCTGTCATTGTATCAGATTTATGAGAAATTACAAATATATTCGCACGATTTCCGAAAGTTGTTAGAAGTTTTAGAAATTCTTCTGTTCCTACACTATCTAGGCTAGAATCGAATACCTCATCTAGAATCAATAGGTTACAATTCACACTATTCTTTAATCTTGCCACTTCTCTCCATGCCAATAATAAAGATAGGTCTATCCTCAATCGTTCACCTTCACTAAAATTGTAGTATGTGAAATCATCTCGATGCCTACTTTTAATTGTTTCAATGAAATTTTCATCCAAGTTAAACTGACAAAAGAAGTCCATGTCTGATAGATATTTGTTAATAAGTCTATTCATTATTGGCAGATAGTGTTTGATAATCTTTGCCTTGATACCACTGTCTTTTAATAGGGTTGAAGCAATGCCATAATAGTGTTTATCTTCTATTAAATCTTTTCTTTCTACAACATACTTAGTGCCTTCACCAATCAACTTATTTAATTCATCTTTTGTTTCTTGAACTTCTAATCCCTCGTCCAAAACAGATTCTATATTTTTTCTCATTTTGCCGATATATTGTGATGATGCACTTATTTGATTTTGTTTATTAGAAACTTCTTTTTCGGTTTTATGAACATCTTCAAGAATTTCATTAATGTCGTTGAGTTTCTTTTCGGCAACTTCAATATTATCAATAAGCATTTCTAATGATTCTATAGTTTCTTTTCTTTCGTCTTCTTTTTCTTTGTACACGCATTCTTTGTGGTGGAGTTCAATATTCTGTTTACATGAAGGACATGTATCATTTTCTTCATAGAATTTTACATTTTTGTCTATAGTCTTTACTTTATTTTTTAATTGTGTTTCAAGAGATTCTGATTTTAATAGATTTTTAGAAATGACATCTTTGTCTTTTGTTTGTTCTAATAATTTATCAATATTGTTTTGGCATGTTTCAATTTCTTCTTGTAGTTCTTTAATTTGTTTCTCTGATTCATCTATTTCTGCTTTATATTTCCCTACAGAATCGCTGGACTTCTTTTCTAATGTATCAATCAGTTTTTGTTTTTCATCTATCTTGCTTTTAGCAATTTCGATTCTATAATCAATATCTTTAATATATTCCTTCACCATTTGAAATCTAGCCCGAACCAAAGCATTCATCACAGAGAATACATCAATATCAAGTAAATTTTCTACAACTGCTCGTCTATCTGAAGCAGTAAGTTTCATAAATGGAACATAGTTTGATGAACCAAGAATTACTACCTGACAAAATGATTTAAATGTCATCTTGAGAATTTGTTCTTCAAGAATCTTTTGATAATCATGTGCCCTTGCTTCCTGTGGTAACATATCGCCATTCTTGTGTATCTCAAACTTCTTTGGTTTTAATCCACGAACAACTTTATATTCATCTTGACCGATAGAAAATTCAATTTCAACTTCGCAATCTTTTTCGTTTATAGAATTTGTCAATTGTGGGATATTAATTCCACGAAAAGACTTACCAAATAACGCAAAAGTTAATGCATCTAATATGGTAGACTTACCTGCACCATTATCTCCTGACACTAGTGTATTGTCGTGTCTAGTTAATTCTAGTGTAGTTTTATAATTACCTGTTGAAAGAAAGTTCTTCCAACTTAGTGTATTGAATATTATCACAGTGAAAGGCTCTCCATGTACAAATCTTTAACTAGGCGTTTCATTCGTTCTTTATCTTTTACTTCATCCATAGTATCAATTTCATTATTAATTAATGTAACAGTATCTTGAGCCAAGTCAACAATTTCTTCTTGAGTCCAATCAGAATTATTCAACTCTTCTACAATGGTAATTTTGGCAACTCCAGCGTCATATAACTTATCCATAAACCTGTCAAAACTATATGGGTGTTCTTTATGTTCTACAAACAACTTGACATAGGAATCTTTGAGATATGCGTGTGTGTCTACACGATGACGGAATTCAATTGGGCCATCTTTGTCATTATATGTAATCGAATGAAACATCTTATATGGATTTTCAATGAACTCTATTTCTCTGGTATCGGTATCATATACATGGAAACCTTTTGTTTCGTTTAGGTCTGCAAATGTTATTTGATATTGTGTTCCAAGATAATAAATGTTTCCATGTTCTTGGCGACAATGGAAGTGTCCTGTAAGAACCTGTTCAAATCTACTAAACAATTTTGCATCCATTCCTTCGTTATATTTTACGCCTCTTATAACATCATACCCATAAAGTTCAAGATGTCCTATAAGGATTGGCGCCGCGGCGGATTTAATAAAGTTTAAAGCCTCGTCATTGTTTTCTTTGTTTACCCACGGAAGTAATGCAATATCTAAACCGTCAAAGTTTACCACAGTAGGTTCTTCATATAAAATTAAATCATCACCGAATAATTCTCGTATCGAATTGATTGTATTTGTATTTCGGTAGTATACATCATGGTTGCCAAGGATACAATGTAATTCAACATTATCATCTCTCAGTCTATCCATAAATCTTGTACGGACTTGATTAAGAACATTGAAGTTTACAAACTTCCTTCTGTCCATCAAGTCGCCGGCATGTATTACCGTCTTTATGTTGTTCTCTTTGATGTATGGAAAAAATACATCGTCAAAGAACTTCATAAAATAATCTAAAAATAATTGGCTATCGGCCCTTGCACCAAAGTGCGTATCATTTATCAGTGCTATCTTCACTTTTTATATCATCCTGTAAAACTTCATCTAAATTTTTTGTATTGGTTTTTTTCTTTTTCTTTTTCTTTTTTGGAGTAAAATTGTTTATATCTGTTTCAGACAATCTAAACATTTTGGCATATGGGTTTTTATCAGAATCATATACATGTTGTATTCGTTCTTTGAAATCATTTGGTATAATGCCATTTTCATCCATTATTTCAAAACATTTATATTTTACATAATCTTGTTTCTTTTCTTTTTGAATTCTTCGAAGAAAAGCATAATAAATTATTTGAGTAAAATAAGAAAAAGGATTGGTAGATTTTTCTGGGTCAAAATTAGAAGCATACATTAGGCAGTTTTCTATGCCGTCCCCAACCATCTCTTCTCTATATGGATAATTTATAAAATTTGGTCTATAAGATAGATGTTCGGCAATCTTAAGAAAACACTCTCCAATATAATCTGTAACTGGTGGTTTTGTTTCACCGCATTCTTCTAATTCATTAACTACCTTTTTCCACTTTTTCATTTCTGCAAAAAAAAGTTTGTTATCTACATAATGTGTTACTGGGTCTGTTTTTGTTTTTTTCTTCACTGATAATTTCTCTTTTTTACTTGTATATATTTTACATCAATTTACAGTAAATGTCAATATTATTCTTGACATATTGTTAATTATAGATTACAATTGTCTTTGCCCCGGGAATAAAATAGTATTACTACCATCCAAACATTTCTTTATCTGTATCATAATAATCTTCTGGTTCTTCTTTTTGCTGGTCGTCTTCTTCATCTGTGCCTTTAACATGTTCCATACTGTCGTCAATAATTCTTGACACTATATCTCTAATATCTGATGGAGATATTTCAACATGAAAATGTTTTATTAAATCATCTACATCTTCTGAATAATTCATATTTTCATCTTCTTCATCATCATAATCATCTTCATCATTTCTAGAATTTTTTAAATGGTCTAACAGTTCCATCATTTTATCTGGATTGTCTTCTTTTTCCATTTCTTCATTATAAAGTTCTGATACTTTATCTGATGGATTGGTTATTGCTACTATTTGGTTTGTTGGAATAGTTACTTTTTGGTCTTCAGATAATTCTAACCAGTTTCTCATTATCAATGCTTCTTGCCTAAACAAATTATGTGGCCCGGCCTGGTCCATCATAGTAATTATTTTCATTTGAAATGGGCGATATAAAGTTACCGAAGATTCTGATTTGGTTGATATCTGGCCAATGATGTTATCTCCACTGGTTAGGTTTAATATTCGATATCCTGTTATGTCTTTTTTCATATATCTTTCCCTTTAATATGTAGGGATATTAGTTTGTAGTCGAACCCTTCAGCGGCATAAATTTTTAATCTGCTTTCATGGTGTCTTAATGTATGATTTTTATAAGATTTCCAATGTAAATCGTCAGCGATGTCATATAATTTTGCAACATCTTTATGTTCTGATTTTCTTAATTGTCTTCCTATACTTTGTAATACACGAACTCTACTTTTAGACGGAGAAGAAAAAACAATATTGTGTAGTTTTCTAATAGAAATACCTGTACTAAAAGTACCGTAAGATGCAACTATGATGGCATTATCTTTTGTTTCAGTAATTTGTCTAATCTTTTCTCTTAGTTCTACATCTGTTCCACCAAAAACAAAGAATATATCTCTAGATTTATTTGCTTTTTCTTTTATAAGTTCAAATAGAGGTTTTCCATGCTTATCAACATACTGAAAAAGAATTAAAGTGTTTCCTTTAAGTTTTAATGACAAATCACTGATGAATTTATTTCTATCGTCATTTATTACCAACCAATCAATTTCATCTTGGTATTTTAATCGTTTAACTGCCGACCTTATTTTTTCTGGATATTTTAATAATATACAATCTATTTTTAATTTAGAAAGAAGGTTCTTATCCATTAATGATTTGGTAGTTGTAACTTTCTTTACTCTACCAAACAATCCTTCAATTACCAATTTATGTGTTAAAGAATCGTCTAGTGTTCCTGTAGTACCAATTCTATAAGGGCATTTTTTTAATTTTGTCATTATGGTGGTTAAGGATTTAGATTTAAATAGATGACATTCATCGCCGAAACACACTTCAAAATTATCGAAGTAATCTTTGTTTAATTTATAAATGCTTTGCCAAGTTGAGATGATAACTCTTTTATCTGATAATTTATCTTTACCGGCAAATACGGTATGACAATGTTTGTCTGCGTTCCAGTTTGTCTGTGATGAATATTCAGTAAAATCAGATAACATCTGTTGTACAAGAGATGTTGTTGAAACAATGATAAGAATCTTTTTATCTGGCGCAATCTTATCAAGGTAATACCTAACAAGTGCATATATGATTAGACTTTTACCAGAACCAGTTGGAGATAATAGTAAGCATCTGTCGTTATTAATTGCGTGAGTTACTGCATTTACTTGATGGTCGTGTGCCTTAATAGAAACACCAGCCGCAAATGGCGATAGATATTCGTCAATAAATTTTCTAATATGTTCTTTTTTTGTTGTTTCATTCGATATGATTGGTTCTGGTTCTATAATTTTATAGTTCCGTTCCTCTGCAAATTTCACAACATAGTCATATAGCCCTTTGTATATGGTTTGCTTATAGATGTTGTATAGTTTAATTTGGCCATCCCACATTTTATTTCTAAATGCCGGCATGTATCTATGTCCAGGAACTTTAAATGTGAAAAAATCTGAGAGTTCTTTTGCGATGCCTCTTTCACAGTCTATTTTGATATCAACAGAATCAATATTAGTGATGGTAAGTTTACTCATGGGTTGAATTTCTTTCCATTGACTATTACTTCTATTTTATTACCAATCTCGCCACTCCAAATTTTGGTTATAATTCCTGCTTCTTTTAACATAGCCATACCAATATCTGTGGATTTTTTCCATCTCTTATTGACAATATTATATATTTCTTTATGTCCCACCACTCCAACTATACCCGATTGTATTATTGCCCTTGCACAATCAGAACAGGCAAACCACGGACAATACATTATCATTCCAGTGGTGCATATACCTCTTTCAGCACATTTGTATATTACATTGCGTTCCGCGTGTTCGATATAGTGATATTTCTCTGGAGATACCCATCTACCCTCTTTTTCCGAAATACCCCTAGGCAAACCGTTCACACCCCATCCTACTACCCCTGCGTGGGACTTCACAAGTATTGCACCAAGTTGAGTTGAGGGGTCTTTGCTGTATGATTGAGCATATTGATACGCATGTCGAAGATATACTCGACACATTGCATCATTATCTATTAGTTCATTATCGTCATTGTCCATTGATGAATTTTCTCCAATCAATGGCACTACGGATATTCCATTGCCTATTATTGATGGATTTTAAAATGGCATCTAGATAACTGATTTTTTCTTTTTGATATGTTACCCTATCAGATAATTTCTGAAGTTCCTTATCAGAATTCATATAAAGGTCGATATCTTGTTTTAGGATTTTGAGAGGGAATTGCTCCCATCCATATTCCTCAAGTTGTGTTCGGTCTAACTTGCCAGTATAGTATTCCCATTTGATTCTCTTCAATCCATAGTAATCACTATTGAGTTTCTGCAAGACCAGTTTCTCATCCATATAGATGTTTAGGTATTTGTTATGTAGTTGAGGAATTGCCATAGATGCGATATCTAGTTCAGTATCGTCTATTGGCATATCTTTTTCTACTAATTTTCTTATTTCACTTAGTTCCATACACACATATTATACATTAAATACCCACAATGTCAAGTTATAGTTTTTAGAAACGATGATGTCGAAGGCCACTCCGTTGATTGCCAAACCCCATTTTACACTTGGTCTGGGTAGTCTGGCAATGATTGTCTTAGATATTGTTTAAAATTCATGTTCTAATTTATCAAGAAAAGGCATGGTTGTTGTTTTATTTATGAATCCACCAGTGTCTCCACCGTCCTCCCCATCTGCGCTCATAATGTTCCGAGCCCCAAGTGGATGTGATTGTGATTGTGATTGTCGTTGTTGTCCAACACCTCTACCACTCTGTACGAATCGGAAGTCCCCGCCGGCTGGGTTCATCCGGCTTCGGGCTTCATATAACTTATTTTTTATTGGTTCGTTGTTCATGTTCTAGTTACCTGTAGTATTTTATCAATTTGCTTTTGTATAACTTCAGTTCTGTTAGGCCATAATATATATTCTTTGTCTGGGTTCTTCAGAAGATTATATAATAAAGGCAGGATTAGATTTTCAATACTTTCTACTTTTACCTTATATTCTTCTTCAACTTCCCCTTTTCGTTCTTCTACTTCATCTATAATTGCTCTAATATCATTTCCTTGGTTAGAAAACATTTCGGCAAGTTCATCTGTTTCTAGTGTTACAATCTGGTCTATCTTTGATTCGATTCTGGCTAGTTCATCATCGGGAAGAGTAAAATCGGGCTGTGTTGAGTTTTCGAGGGCTACTATCACGGAATTTATCTTGCCTTCAAGTTCATCAATCTTATCTACAAGTTCTCCTGAAACTTCATTAATAACTTCAGTTGTTTGTTGGGATTCTATAACCGCGGAGCCAGATTCCAGTTCATCTGCATCTACTGCTGTGAAACCAAAATCAAAATCTGAATAATTGTCGGATTCGTTTGCCATGTGTTTATACCTTTTCTATTTCATATGTATCAAATGTTAATGTCATTGATGCCGTTTGAGGTTCTGTTTCTGATGGAGTAGTCATAAATCTTAGTCCAGTTAATGTTGTTGGAAAACAATTATTAAACTTAATTCTAACATTTTCTCTCATTGCACTATTTAATAGAATAAGAGTGGCATCGGAATATTGGTCTGCTGGGGATATTTGGTCGTCAGCATCTTCAATATTTACAATGCTTTTCATCCAATTGTGTACCTCTCTCCAATTTTCCAAGTCTTCGTCTACGATAAAAGTAATATCCAACGATTCATATGTTAGTTTACTTGCAGGATGTTTAACATTAATAAATCTGGTCGGTTGTAGAATTTCTCCAAAGTTTAGGCCAGGAAGATTTGCTTCTTGACAAAAATATTGAACATTGGGTAGTCTTTGAATGCCAAAATAGAATCCTGTGTTTAGGATATAGTTTGTATTAGTTGGTTGCCGTTGAAGAATATCAACGGAAACATCTGGGGATAGGCCTGGAAGATTATCTGTCATATAATGTTACTCCTATTAGTATTTATAAAAAAACTCCCCGAAGGGGAGTATGTTATTTTTTATGCATTAATAACTCATTGGAGGTTGTTGTGGAGTTTGTCGTTTCTAATTTCGTATGACATTATATTCCACCACCATTCGCCACTAGGCATAGCATAGTGGCCAGAAGCGGCTCCCATATCTCTGGGTTTAGCAACTCGCGGGCCCGCGAGGTCGAGCATTACCAATACCACTTTGAGAGGAATTCCATCGGCGGTTTAGTTGATTGCTCTGAGTTTGAACAGACCCATAAGGGAGAGGGGTTTCCATCAATGCGGCACGATAACCTTGTTCGTATGCCTCTTGGATTGATAATTGGGCTCTGGTATTGTCCAATCGAATCGGTTCAGTATAATCTTGTTCAACATGTTGTGATACATCTTGTAAATGCAATTTAAAACTGTTAATGTCAAATGTCATGGTAGACTCCTTATTTATTATAATGTCTTACACTTTTTATTTATAATGATGAACATTTACAGACAATAAAAAACAGGAGAAATGAAATCTCTCCTGTTTTTTAAAATAATCATGTTAGATTATGTCTTACAGTTGGGCACCTGCGTAACCACCGTGTAGTCCGTCAATACGGAAGATTCGGAAGTATTGGTTCTGACGAATCGCAGTTGTACTTGAAGGTTCAAGGTCTGCAATTGTGTTGTTAGGACCAACGAATGGATTCATTACCATTCCGTATCGAGTTTTGAACCCGATGCGTGGTTGGAAGTCATTCTCACCAACGGCACGAACCATTTGTAATGGAACATACGGGCAGTAGAACAGTCCTGCATCGTAAGGTGAAGAACCTCTGTATCCAACACATGCGTAGTTAGTTGTTGTTGAATATGGGTCAACATATACTTTCAACCAACCATGTAGTGTACCGACAAGAGTGTTACCTGTGTCGTCAACTTCAAGTGAAGTCTTTTCACCAGGCGACAATTGTAGGAAACCACTCATTGCGAGTGCGGAAGCGACATCTGCTGTGGCGATGACGAAGTTACCTTTGCCTCTACGAGTATCTTTAGCGATTTGGTTTGCTTCACGCTCAAGTTGGAACATAAGTCCACGGAATCGTTCTGCACTCCATCGTCCATCAGAGTCCCTATCGAGGTCATAAATACCACCGATACCAGTTGAACCAGAAGATAAACCACCAGTTCCCAAACCTAGTTGTCCTTTGAATGCTAGGTCGGTTTGTTGTGCGCCAAGTTTAGCAATACGGTAGATTGTGCGGATAACTTCTCGGTTGATTTCAGCAAGAATTTCTGTACTGAGAATGTTTGCGAGTTCTGTTTCTGCATCCAAACCGTGGACTGCTTTCAAGTCTTGTGCGAGTTCAGTTGTGTATTCTGCTTTCAATGCACGGGTCTTTGCTTCAACCGATGTTCGTTCAACACTGAATGCCATTTCTGAGAATCCAGTACCACCACTACGACCGAGAGTTTCAGCCTGTGTAGTAGTCATACCACCAGTTACACCAGCACCAACAAAGCCAGCACCAGATGCGCCTTGTGCGCCTGTACCTAGTGGGTCACCAAGGTTTCCAGAGTTATCTGGATTGAGACCGGTAGTAATACCTGCCGCAAAACCAGTATGTGCTTCATGGAACAATGCTTCGTTACCAGTTTGTGTTGCGTGTCTTGCACGAAGTGCAAAGATAAGTCCAGTAGGACCTGTCATTGGTTGCACACCGCATACATCGTATGCCATTAGGTTAGGCATTGCACGCCGTACTAGTGAGATAAGAACAGGGTCGAAACCTTTGATTTCGCCTTCACCCCCAACTACTGGGGACATTCCGCCACCAACAACATTGGATTGTTCTTGAATTGCTCGTTCTTGATTTTCTAGAAGAATGGCTGTTACATTCTTTCTGTAAGAATCCTTAATTGCGGGGAGGCTCGGATGCTCAATGATTGGCTTCCATTTCTCGCTAAGGAATTGTGCTGCTGTGTCTAGATTGCTCATCTAATTCTCCTTGTTTATTACTTACTTTGGCTAACGCCTAGTTCCATTTATATAGTAAATTTTAAATTTACGACTATTTTCACACCTGTGTGTTATTCTCTTGACTATCCGCATGTACTCCAATAGTATTAAAATATGCGTCCATTCGAGGACTTAAGTTTTCAACTACAGGATTTCTTGCTGTATCATATTCTTCTGTCAGAACAGTAGGTCGAACGCCTCTTGCTTGACTATTAAAATAACTTTCTTTTATGATTGCCAATTTATTAGCATATTCTTGTTCGCTACCATATTCGATACCCCTTGCAAGGGATTTGAATTTTTCAACTTCTGTATCAGCCAATCCGCGACATGCGGATTCGAAGATATTTGCACAGTTAGAATATGTTGATTTCTTTGAAAGTTGTATATTTTCGTGTAGACTATTGTTTAGTTTACCAGTAAGTTTTTCAACTTTATTGGTAAGGGTTTCAACAAGATTTACTTTCGATTTGGGGACAGAAATGTAATGATTTTCGAATAGGTCACGAAGTCCATCCATAAAGGATTCGGAAATTTCGTTTTGAAGACCACAATCAATTGCGAGTTCATTTTCAGACATCCATTCAGTAACAACATAGTTCATGTAATCATCTAGTTTGTTTGCCATTTGACCTTTTGCTTTGGAAACTTCCTCTACAAAGACATCCGTAGATTGACGAACAAGTTCTGCTTGAATTTCTTCGACTCTTGCATTAACAGCGGCTTCGAAAATTGCCGCGGCTTTTCTTTTAAATGCAGGGGTTAACTCTTCACCACTAAACAATGCTTCAAGGTGTTCAAGTTTTGGCCCTTTATTTTTTGCTTTATCATCAAGGGTTTTCTTTGCATCACCTTTAGTTTTTACAGGTTTGGCAAATTTCGAACCCTTACCTTCAGCATCTTCATCGCTTTTGCCCATAGCATCTTCTACATCACCGCCTTCTATGATTAATAGTTGTTGTACTTTGTACATTTCGCGGTCAATTGCTTCATCTAATGCTTGTTCGTTATCAAAGTTCGAGATTCTTTCTAAAACTCCGCGAACATAGTTTTCCGAAACACCCATTTTAACAAGTGCTGTTACTACTTTATTTACCTTCTCGTTGATTCTTGAAGAAGTATCATATTGTGTTCTGTTTAGAAGTTTTCTAGCAGAATTTAGTGTACTATTTCCCATTTGGAGTTGCTCCTTGTATTTTATTTACACTCTATCTATGTTTTTTCATAATTTGGACAAGAAATCAGCAAAACAATATATTGCGACTTCATCCAAGGTTTTTTGTGGTGTTTTCTTTATTTTATTTTTATATTCTTGAATTTGTTTTTCTCTAATGACACCATTATCCCAAATCCATTCTTTACCTTCCATAATACCGTCTACAAATGCACTCGGTGCTGATGGGTCTGCAACAATGTCTACAGCGGCAAGCATAAAGTCATCTTCGACATACTTGGCACCATCTTTTTCATTTAGACTTCCCATTCCTCTAGAAGAAACACCCAACTTGGCACCTTCGTCTAAAAGATTTTTAACAATTTTACCGTTTGGGGTGTCCATAATCTTGGCCTTACCTATAACATTGTCATTTTGTTCAGTCAATGATGTAATAAGATGTGAAACTCGTTCGAGATTTACAGTAGGACCTTCTGGATGTCCCAATTCACCAAACGCTCGTTTATCAGTCACAAAATTTTCATTATAGTTATTAACTTCTTTCATAAGAATATTCTTTGGATATATTCTGCCGTTTCTATTCTTTTCTTCGGCTTGCATAAATACACCAGTAATATAATAATTACTAGGGGAGCCTTCTATGTCTTCTTTAATAAATTTGACATCTTGTGTTGTTTCTGTTATAAGTTTCATTTATTCTCCTGTTATGGTCCACCCGGCCCTGCACCCATTTGCCCGCCATCTTCACCAGCGCCTTGTGATGGAGGCCCGCCCATTCCTGGCATTCCGCCTGGTGGTTGTTCTGGTTTTGGTTTTGCTTTATCAATTAAAATTTCTTTTGCAAAGTATACAAATTCTGGATAAAACTTTTTATAAATTGTGTCTAATATAACAGAATCCGCAGACCCTTGCATTTGCATTTGTTGAATAAGAGTATCAATTTTATGATACTCTTTTACCTTTTTCCATAATAAATCTTCATCTGATTCAGGAGGTTTTGGTGGGCCACCCATTCCAGGAGGAAGGCCACCTTGTTCATATAAAAATTCTTTTGTTCCGAAGATATTCATTTACCTAGGCCTTCTTTCTACCCATTTTCAGTGTTATACTCATGGGGGCGTTTATTGTTGGCCGTCTTGAAGAACCAATTGAACCGCCAGGAGGTTTAGTGGGGGCGTTTGGTTGAAGTCTTGTAGCGCGTGCGGTCCCACCACCCTTGCGGCTTCGTTTTTGTTGGGCCTTGTACGCACTTAATTTGTTCGCGCCAGCACTACGCTGGCCAGGTCCTCGCTTCCTCAGTCCACCCCAAGTCCCCGGAGTTGTACCTGCCCATTCCTGCATCTGCATTTCTTGCATTCGTCTTTGTTTTTCTTCACATGGAAGACATCTTGATTCTTTTTTCATTGCTTTTGTAATGGCTTTTCTCTTCTTGTGAAGAAATTTGTCGCTACTGTCTACATCGCCATCATTATCGATGTCTTTGTCATCTCGGTCTGCATGTTTACCCTTTAATTCACTCTTATCAACATCGTCTAGGTCATCATCTTTATCACCGTAGAGAACTTGTTTACCTTGTTTCTTCTTTTCTTCAAGTGTACGATTAATTTTATTTAAAAGAATAGTACGAAAATCGTCCGCGGAGTCAATATAATTTTCCCGCATGATTTCTGTGAATAGTTTGTTTGTTCTTCTATGTCCCATTTATTTTCTCTCCTGAGCGAATTTTATTAATCTAACGAATGAGGATGTATCGTATTGAATTATATCCCTCATTTTATTTTGGTTTACCTCATTTAGTTCATCGTGTAAGGATATAATATCTTCAGATACATCTGGAGTAACATGAATTGTTTTTCCATCAATATCTATGTCAACTGGCATTTTGGATGTATATGATTCTTGCAATTTAGAAATTACTGATTCATTTAGTTCTTTACCTTTATTTTTCAGCAACCACCTTGTAATGGCACTTTGTGCCACTCTGTCACTACCCTTTAGAACTTTAAAATCTATTACTTTATTCCCCTTAACATTTCCAATTGCAACACCAGAATTTGCTATGTCTTTTGCAAACTGATTTGCTTGTTTATTGGAAGGGAATTCAAATGTTCTTGTTTTGCCTTTACCCAATTTTGCTTTTGCTAATCTCAGGTATTCTTTTCGAGGTTTATTGAATATTCCTGCTTCATCCAGTTTAACGGATTCAGTATGAACGGTTCGTCCTTTGTTATCCTTGATGTTTACTTTTCTTCCACGGTTAGCGTAGTCTTTAATAAACTTGGCAAGTTCGTTGAACTCTAAGTCAGTTTCAGTCC